CTCCTCCAGATTCATATTTTGCTATTGCTGCCAATCTCATTGCCTCTTCATCTGTAGCACCAACCTTCTTAAGTAATTCTATTCTCCCTTTCATATCAAAATATTCTCCCTGAACAGTTCCCCTAGCCTCCATGTTCATTTCTACTGGATCACCACTAATCTGACCTCCAGTGGTTTGATCTGTAGTGCTACCAGTTCCTCCCCCACCACGAGAAGAAGATCTTTTACCCATCATCTCATCTATCATCTTTTCAAACTTTTGATTTAAATTTTGGAATCTCTTTAAATCATCTTGGGTAATTGCAGCATATCCACCAGCAGCAAGTGCTTTCTCTTGTGCTTCTAGTTCATCTAACCTATCCTGATTATCATCTCCAGTTTCTTGAGATCCCATAAAGGCACTTCCCAAAGATAATGCACCTGCACCAAGAGTCATTGCAGCACCAAACTTACCAATTCCACCCATCCTAGGAGTTCTTCCCCTTGGTCCTCTCATGGGCATCCCACCTCTTCTACCAAAGGCAGATCTACCAAACCCTTTAAGAAGTGATTTCAGAATTGTGCCAGCAATCATCATTCCAATTTGTGGAACAAAGGTAATACCAATTCCCATCAAAGATCCAATGACCTTTGTTAGATCTCCATTGATGATGCCATCCAGTAAATTAAATGCAGCAAGTCCTCTTATTGCACCTCCAACTCCAGAGAAAAATCCACCAACAAATGGTTTGATTATCTCTTTAAGACTTCTCTTATCATCACCAAGATTTTTCTTTGGAAGTCTTCTTTCTCTATTGGCAATCCTCTTTCTATAATCTTCAATCTCTTTCTTATTCTTTGCTTTTGTCTGAGCATAATCCTCTTGGATTACCTCAGTAATTTTATCCAAGTTATTGTTAACAACTTCCAAATCTAAAGTAAGTCTTCCTAAAGAAGATATTACTTTCTTACTTGGAGATGCTACAGTTTCACCCTCTTGTTCCTGTGTTATTGGAGCAGATATTTTATCTGCTACTTCTTTTGGAATAGGTCTCTTGGGAATAATCCCAGTCATCCTATTGACCTTTACTGATATCTTCTTTCCAGGTCTAAGAGTAGAAGGTGGAGATATAAATGACTGTGCTTTTTCTCTTTGTGCTTTTCTCTGTTCTGTTATTTCTCTTACTCTAGATTCTATAGCAGCTTGTTCTATTTTCCTATTTGTCTCTTCCCTGAATGGACCTTCTAGGTATTCCTCTACCAACCAGTTTTGATATGCTTCTAGATTATAGTAACCTCCATCCTTTCCACGCTGATCCACCTGAGGATATCCTCTAGGATCTTTCTTCATGTTTGCAATTAATCTATCAGCATCTGCTGATGATATGCGAACAAAAGATGAATACTGTATACCAGCACTATCTGTACCACCAGTTAATCTAGCCTTGAGTCTGCTCCAAAGAGCGTCAGAAACCTTACCTTTATACCAAGGTTGTTGTGAGTCTAGTGTTCCCTTTGGTGGTTCAGTACGATTCATCTATTTGCCTTGGCTGCTTTTTCTTCCTCTTCTTTAATATAGTTTTCTAATAAAGTGAGATAGATTTCTCTTTCCCAAGGAATCATATTTTCAATCTCTGTCAATGAATATTTATGGTGCTGCATCAAGGCAAAATTTATTCTGTAGTATGCCTCAAGGTCTTCATGACCAAGGACTAACCGAAAAAACTTGAGAGACCCTCCAGAACAATTTCATTATCCTTTCCAGTTACTGGATTGGTTACTGTCATAGTGTGAGTTAATTTTGGCATGGTGTTGAAGAAGTTTTCAACCTGCTTAAATTGTGATGAGTCAAAAGTTTGTAACCACTCAACAAGTTCTTTCTTTGTAACATCACTAGCAGACCATGATTCATCTTTGGTGTACACCATGTCAACACATGATGCCACAATGTCAAAGGATCTATCAATAGTTTCTCTACTATCATTAGTTTCAAAATTGAAGTTATTGTCAATGAACTCCTGCAGAGAAGGATACTTCATCTTCAGGACAATCTGATCATCAACTTTAATCTCTGAGGTATGTTCCTCAGGGAACTTAACCTCAATCTCTCTAATATCTACTGTACAATCTACCTGAGTTACTCCATCATCAGGACATGTAACTAAAAGTTCTACTGCCTCACCAACTGACTTTGCTCTAATGTTGAGAAACAGATATTCAATATCAAAACTTGGAAGAGTATCAATCTTAACTCCTCTTGTCAAGATACAATCTTTTAGGACTGTCTTGACTGCTCTAGTGATCTCAGATGACTCACCACTTTCCATGGCAAGGATCAATACCTTTTCTTCCTTGACCAAGAAAGGTCTATATGTAATTTTCTTTTTGTTTGAAGGTAGAATCAACTCATAAGTTGGAGTTGCAATCTTAGGTAAAGGCATAATGTCCTATAGATGTTTCAGTGTGATTATTTATTGCTGTTCACTTGAGGTTTTCTGAGTTTATTTTAGATTAAGGTCTAGTCCTTCATATATCTGTTTGTTTATGATTTCCTGAGCAGCTTGAGATTTGAATTGTGATCCAGACTTTCCAGATGCATTAATTGATGATTGGAATGCTCCTCTTTGAGCCTTTCTCAAATCACTTGGCCTGTTTCCTAGGAAGTTTGGTGCATCTTCACCTTCAACAGTTGGTGGTGGAGCATCTCCTTGATCTCCAGAAGTGGCTCCAATTACATCTTCAGCATTTTCAATTCCAGCGATAGTTTCAAAGAAGTAAACATCATATTGAAATGTAACTGTAGTTTTTAAAATGCTAACACCTTCATAAGAGACTGGAATTGAAATCAAATTAGATGGAAATGCATTTCTAAGAGTATATTTTAAGACACTTCCTGGTCTTGCTCCTCCAATTCCATTTGAAGTGAGTCTTTGTTGAGGTGATCTAAAATTTCTTTCAAATTTTGCTATGGTAATTTCACCTTTAAACTCATCAGGATAATAGTGTGTGACAAATGAGTCTTTGTTAGTTCCTTTGTTTACTGATATTGCATTTATCCACCCCTCAAAAAATCTTATTGAATTATAATCTTTATCAACATAAAAACTTACATCTACTGGAGGATAAGATCTTCTTGTTGGATAATATTCTGTTCTACCTTGTCTATCACCATACACAGTTCCCAATTCATATGATGTCCCTGGCAATACTGCTTCGTATGCCATGAAATTGACAACTTCAGAATCTATATTAGGACCATTAAGATTCAGTCTAGGTGGTCTTGCAAATACTGAAAATTGATTTGTAAGTGCTGGCTTAAACTTACTTATCAACTCACTAGTACTGTAATGATATCTTGTGTATGGATTAACTGACATCTAAATAGTGAGAGTGTTCCTATATTATGTATGAGCTATAAAGGAAGATTTAAACCGTCCTTCCCAGAAAAGTATATTGGAGACCCAAACAATGTAATCTACAGGTCTCTGTGGGAATTGAAATTCATGAATTACTGTGACAGAAATGAGAATATATTGAAGTGGTCTAGTGAAGAGATATGGATTCCATACCTATCACCACTAGATAATAGAATACACAAATACTTTCCAGACTTTTATATTAAGTATGTTGATAAAAACAAAGTCACCAAAGAAAGTTTAATTGAAGTGAAACCAAAGAGACAAGTTAATGGTCCTAAAACTGGTAAGAGAGTGACCAAGAAACAACTTGTTGAAGTTAGAGAGTATGCAAAGAATCAAGCAAAGTGGAAAGCAGCAAAGGAATTCTGTGCTGATAGAAGATGGGATTTTCAAATATTGACGGAGGATAACCTTGGCGTATAAAACAATCTTTGAACAAGTCAAAGAGTATGCCCCATCAAATCCAACAAGAGAATGGTACAGAACAGAAGTGTTTGGTGCCAAGACCATTCAATATGAGAATGATCCTACAGCATTAATAAGAGAAGAACAATCAGATGATGCAGGTAATGTTCTTCAAAGAGATAAAAATGTAATGAGGGTTTATCCCAGAATCTTTAGCCTAATGCTCTATGGATATAAAGCAAAGTATAGAGAAGAACTTCCATTCTATGATAAGTATCCACTAGCATTTGTCTTGGATGTACAACCAAAGTCCTTCTTTGCTATAAATCTACATTACTATACACCATCACAAAGAATAGGAATAGTTCAAAATTTAGCAGAAAATAAGATTCCAAGATTTGAAAAAGGAGCACATAAATATTTACTATCAGAGGTAAGAACTCCTTATCTACATCTTGCTCAACAAGAATGGGAAACCATATGCATTTTACCACTAGAAGAATTTGTTATGGACTTGGGTGGAGTAGAAGTACCAATTCCATCAGATAAAGTGTGGGGTAGATAAATGGCATTACCACAGGGATGGAGAAGAGATTTCTCTACAAATGATGATGTATCTGGAAAAAGAAAAATATATGAAGTTGTATATACTTTACCCAATGCAGCAAATGGTGCTGTGACTGGAGGTAAATATGCTGTTGTTTTTAATGCTAAAACTGGAGCAAGAGATATCTATACACAGGATGCAATCTTTGGAACTAGAACACTTTTGTTAACTATAAATTCTGATGGGACTAGAACAAAAGGTCCAGTCTATAATGAAATAGCAGGAAAAAAAAATGGCAATACTAGAATATCTGATGCTGTAAATGCTAGTCAAGTTAATATTAATAGATTAATAAACAGTTCAGATACAGTTAACGGATTAACAGCAGAAGAAAAAGCAAAATTAAAAAAAGAAAAGGCTTTTGGAGGTCCAGGAGATGAACCTGCCCCAACAAAGCCTGGTGGAGATGGTCCTGAATCAGATTCATCTGGACCAAATTCTAAATCAGGTGCAACCACGTCCTTTGGTTCTTTAAGAACTGTACAAAACTTTAATAAAGGTGACACTGGATATCAAAACTTTAAGTATCCAACCACCATAGAGAGTGGGCAAGATTATATGATAATCAATATATTTAAATATAAGGTTGCAGATATATTTGGTGAGGGTGGTACTGCTAACATAGACTCTAAAGCATTTTTAAAAGGGCAAAGTTTATCAGCTAGAACGCTTACTGAGATTCTGGCAAATATAACACTCCCTGTTCCAAATAATATAATGGAAGCAAACCAAACAAAATGGGGATCTAGTGAACTAAACAATCTTG